CTCGCCCGTGGAACTGCAAAGGATCATGGGGAATATAAATATGCCTGCGGAATTATTCGCGGACTTATGATGTCAAACGGTTTCATTGCTGAAACCGCACAAAGAATGGAACAAGATGATGACTGATATTGTTGGGGTCACCGCCCCCTCGTTAGTGGGCCTTAATGGCAAACCCATTGTGGCAACGGACAAAGAACCCGAAGTTCCGGTAGAAGATCGTGCAAAGCAGCTTCCTGACCCATCAGGCTATCGCATTCTGTGCGCTATCCCTGAAGTCGAAGACAAGACCGCTGGCGGTATCTTCAAGGCCGACTCTACCAAGCAGTATGAAGAACTCACTACTCCAGTGCTTATGGTGCTGAAGATGGGTCCAGATTGCTTCAAGGACGAGAAACGCTTCCCCTCTGGCCCATGGTGCCAAGAAGGTGACTTCATCCTTACCCGCCCAATGGCAGGTAGCCGTGTGAAAATCCACGGTCGTGAGTTCCGCATCATCAACGACGACAGTGTAGAAGGTGTTGTTGAAGACCCCCGGGGCATTTCCCGCGCTTAACGGACGTAACCCGTACAAGGAGAAGTAAAATGACCATGCAGAATGATGACTTCGAGGATTTTTCCTACGAAGTCGAAGATGAAACCCCCGTTTCCGAGGCTGATACGCCCGAAATCGAAATTGAAGACGATACCCCTGAAGCAGATCGTGGCCGTGAGCCAATGCCGAAGGAACTTGTTGAAGAATTGGAAGCTGATGAGCTTGAAGATTACTCCGACAAGGTAAAGACTCGTCTGAAGCAGATGAAGAAAGTCTGGCATGACGAACGCCGTGAAAAAGAACGTGAGATGCGTGAGAAGACAGAAGCTCTGTCAGTTGCGCAACGTATTCTTGAAGAGAACCGTAAGTTAAAGAACACGATAGCTCAGGGCGAACAGTCCCTACTTGGTAGCTATAAGCAAACTGCGGAGATGGAAGCTGCGGTAGCTAAACGTGAGTTCAAAGAAGCTTACGAATCAGGTGATGCAGACCGTCTAGCAGACGCTCAAGAGAAGCTTGCACAGGTTAACTACCGGGTGCAGCAGATAAATAATTATCGTCCTACTTTACAGGAGGAAGATAACGAGGTAGAAATACCGCAACAGCAGGTGCAAATTCCGCAGCCTGACCAGAAAACTATGGCGTGGCAAGAGCGCAATACGTGGTATGGTACAGACCCGGAAATGACTGCAACTGCTCTCGGGCTTCACCAGAAGCTTGTGAATGAACGTGGCCCGCAATTTGCAGGTACCGACGAATATTGGGGCGCTGTAGACAAAACTATGCGCCGTCGCTTCTCCGATTACTTCGGGGATGAAATGGATAATGGCGACACCAGACCCGCTGCACGCGAACAAAAAGCGTCATCAGTCGTTGCTCCAGCCTCACGAACACGGTCCCCCAAAAAGATTGTGTTGAAACAGTCCCAATTGGCAATTGCAAAACGTCTAGGCTTAACGCCCGAACAGTATGCCCGTGAACTAGTGAAGATGGAGAGATAAAATGACTAATGTAGCTGATAACAGAGTAAGCGCAGAGCGCGCCCCTCGTGAAACTCGTGCAGAAGCTGAACGTCCTAAAGTATGGCAACCGGCATCCACCCTGCCAGAACCGGACAAAGAAGCAGGTTATGCGTATCGTTGGATACGTGTAGCATCAATGGGCCAGAATGACCCTCGCAATATCTCGTCCAAACTACGAGAAGGTTGGGAGCCGGTTAGCATCAAGGAACAACCTCAGTTCCAGATGTTGGTAGACCCTGATAGCCGTTTCAAAGACAACATCGAAGTCGCAGGACTGTTGTTGTGCAAGGCACCAGAAGAACTGATGCGGCAGCGTAAGGAATACTTCGCTGCTAAAAACCAGTCTCAGATGGATTCCGTGGACAATAACTTCATGCGTGAGAACGACGCTCGTATGCCACTCTTTAGGGAAAAACGGTCTACGACGTCATTTGGCAAAGGCAAATAGCTAAAGGAGCTATAAAAAATGGCATACCCTTCTGTTACCAGCCCTTACGGGCTAATCCCGATCAATTTGATCGGCGGACAGGTTTTTGCTGGTGCTACTCGTCAACTCCCAATCGCGGTTAACTCCTCGACTGCCATCTTCTATGGTGACGTCGTTAAGTTGCTCGCAGGCGGTACTGTTGGCAAGGACACTGGTACAGACTCGGCCACCCCTGTCGGTGTTTTCCTCGGTTGCACCTACACGGACCCAACCTTTGGATTGACATTCCGTCAGTTCTACCCCGGCACCACAAGCATCAGCGATATCACAGCGTACGTTCAGGAAGACCCTGATGCGTTGTTCAAGGTTGCTGTATGTGCTGGTACCAACTCGAACACCGTCAGCTACGTCACTCAGGCTGCTGTCGGATCGAACCTCAAGTTGGCAAACGGTGCAAACAACACTGGTTCAACTTCGACTGGTAACTCTAAGGTCGGTGTAGACTCGACCGAAGGTACTACTTCGACGTGGCCTATCCGCGTTGTGGACGTTGTTCCTGAGACCGCTATTGCAGGTAACCCCGGTTCTTACACCGAAGTTATCGTCAAGTGGAACCAAGGCACCCACAGCTACCTCAACCCAACCGGTCTGGCATAAGGAGACTGAACAATGGCAATTTCACGCGCACAACTTCTTAAAGAACTGTTGCCCGGACTGAACGCTTTGTTCGGCCTTGAGTATGCACGTTACGGCGAAGAGCACAAAGAAATCTACGAAACGGAAACTTCTGAGCGTTCGTTCGAAGAAGAAACAAAGCTTTCTGGTTTCTCGGCTGCTCCAGTCAAGAACGAAGGTTCGGCCATCGCGTACGACAACGCGCAGGAAGTCTTCACCGCTCGCTACAACCACGAAACGATTGCCCTCGGGTTCTCGCTGACGGAAGAAGCGATTGAAGATAACTTGTACGACTCCTTGTCGTCGCGTTACACGAAGGCACTGGCTCGCGCCATGGCTTACACCAAGCAGACCAAGGCTGCTGCAACCCTGAACAATGGCTTCGACACCGATTATCCCGGTGGCGACGGCGTTCCGTTGTTCTCGGCTTCACACCCATTGGTTTCTGGTGGCACGAACTCGAACATCCCAAGCACTCCTGCTGATTTGAACGAAACGTCGCTTGAAGCGGCTGTAATTCAGATCGCAGCGTGGACGGATGAACGTGGCCTGCTCATCGCGGCTAAACCGCGTAAGCTCGTCGTACCACCAAGCCTGATGTTTGTTGCTACTCGTTTGCTCGAAACCGAACTTCGCGTTTCGACTGCAGACAACGACATCAACGCACTGAAGTCAAACGGCTCGATCCCAGAAGGATACGCTGTAAACCACTTCTTGACCGACACGGATGCATGGTTCCTGACCACAGACGTACCAAACGGTCTGAAGCACTTTGTTCGTACGCCAATGGCGACGGGCATGGACGGTGACTTCGATACTGGTAACGTACGTTACAAGGCTCGTGAGCGTTATTCGTTCGGCTGGTCAGACCCTCTGGGTATGTACGGCAGCGAAGGCGCAGCCTAATAGTTTCCCCGAGAGCATAGCTCAAGGGAACGGGGGGAAGGGAGGAGAGAAATCTCTTCCCTTCTTTTTTATATATGCTATATCTACGTCACTAGGGATATTATTCGTACCGACCGGCCCAGCGGACTTAGTAGAGACGGTACGTACGAGTGCTACTACACAGGAGATAAATCATGGCTAATACCACATTTAACGGTCCAGTTCGTTCTGAGAACGGCTTCCAAACAATTTCAATCGACGGCACAACCGGCGCTGTAACCGTAACTGGTACATTTGGCGCAGCTACTTCGGTAACTTCTTTGGCTGCAACGAGCACGGTTACCGCTCGTAGCGCTTCGGGCCTCACCGCTGGCGGTGCTTCTGCATTCATCGGTACTAACGTCGCCGCTGGTATGGGCATCTATATGGGTTCGGGCGCTCCGACTGTTGCAGCAGCTAAGGGTTCGCTCTACCTGCGTAGCGATGGTTCGGGTGTAGGCGACCGTGCATACATCAACACCAACGGTACAACCGGCTGGGCTGCAATCACTACTGCTTCGTAATCGGTAACCTCTAAGAAGGAGAAACCCGATGGGTATGCAATATGATGTCAAATCCAAACACCTAACTAGCTCAGGTGTTGCGTACGGTTCCCGCACCCGCCTGAAGGGGGCTATTATTTCCGCAAACGCGACTGCGGCGGCAAGGAACGTCCTCTTTATGGAGAACGACCCGCAAGCGGGTACGTACAGCATTGCCTCAACCACACTAACAGTTACGGTAGCAAATACTCTAGTTGCGGGTGATCGAGTAGTTTTGAATTTTACTAGTGGTACCGCTGTGGACGGTGCGTATACGGTGCTGACCGCTAATGCCACTACCTTCACAGTTACTACAGCGGCATCAGGTACGGGTAACGTAACGGCCTACTTAACTGTATTGTTGGAGGCTGATACTTATAACCCTACAGCGTACTCTATCCTTGTCCCCGGCGAAGGTATCCTTGCCGAGACTGGGATTTATGTGGGCTTGCCTGCTAGTGTATCTGCTACAACCTTCTACGGGTGATATATGCAGCAGGAAAAAAGCTACGACTTAGCTGGTAAGAGCATCTTCATTGCTCTTCCAGCGTACGACTTCAAGGTATCCTTGAAGCTAGCTGTTTCTCTTGCTCGTTTCGCGCAACAGGCTGCGCAGCACGGGATTGATATTCAGATTGGCAGCATCTGCGGCTGTTCTGTTGTCTCCCGTGCGCGCAACCTGCTGGCGCAAGACTTGCTGGAGTCAAACTGCGATTTCCTAATGTTCATCGACTCGGATATTAACTTCGAGGCCGACGATATTTTCCGCCTTATGGCGTGGGGCACAGACCCCAAGAAGGGTATTGTTGCTGGCGTGCCGCGCACCCGCAGCGAAACCAAAACCTACATCGCTACGCTTGACCATGACGAAAATGGCGAACTCACCATGAATGGTATGGGTCTTGTACGTGCGAAGCGCGTGGCGACTGCCTTTATGTTGGTGCGTCGTGAAGTCTTTGAACAGATGGAAGCCGCCCATCCGGAGTGGAAATACTATGACACACGCACGGATCGTATGCTCACTGCGATGTTTGATTTCGAAGTTACGGAAGAAGGTTACATGGGGGAAGACTTCCTCTTCTGTGACCGTGCACGTGAACTCGGTTTCGACGTCTGGATCGACCCATCAATCTCGTTAGGTCACATGGGCGTACAGGAATATACCGGTAACTACGGTCAAGACATCCTCTATCCGATGGTTGTCCCCGCACAGAAGGACGCAGCATAATGATGAAGAAACTTGCAAAAAGCGGTATGTTCGGCGTTGCTGGACTTGCAGCAGCTAAC